TCATTCCATATTGTTCATATCCAGGTTGACAAGGTTTCTTTAAATCAATAACTTCATCGTGTGAATCACAAGGCATATACCACACTTTACCATCTTCATCTTCGTGTTCGTGTGAACCAGAACAGCCTTTTTCTTCTGCTACCTTTTCTGCTTCTTCTTTAGTTTCAAAAACATCTTGACCATCTATCTTTTTTAAAGCCATTTGTACACCTGTTTCTTCTTCAATATCTTCTTTATCTTGTATTGTAGGGTCAACTTCAGTAAATTCTAATGGCTGTAACGTAATAAAGTATAGGTTTAAGGCTATATCATTGAAAGCTAATATTTGGTCAAAGGAATCAATTAAAATCTCCTGAAAAGGCCTTATAACTGTGTTATCCATAAGCAAAGATGCAGTTTTAATTTCATCTGCATTATTACCTAGTCCTGATTGGTCTTTTATACCTAAAAGCATAGGACTTACAATTCTATGTGATAACATAATCTTCTTTGTAGATTCTTCTGACAAGAATTGATATTGCTGGTGCGCATCAGATAATTGTACTGGAGTAATTTCTGCTTGTGCTTCTTTATTGTCGTTAAAAGCTAGAATAAACTTCCCAGCATTGCTTGAACCAGAAAATTTACGTGCAATCTTAGCTTCAATTAATTCTCTTTCTTGTTGATTAGGAGTTCCATTATTAAAGTTAATTAACATAGAAGGACTTAATCCATTCATAATGTTGTTTAAGTGATAGTTGCTTATTTCTTCTTCAAGCTCACAATATTGTAAACCTCCTTGATATGATACTGGAGAATAGTAATAAAACCCACATTTGTATGGTTTTACGTAATATATCTCTATATTTTCTTTAGACATACCATAAGCTGGTATTCTCAATGGCTCATCACCTGTTTTTAGCTTTGACCAGTCATTAAAATAGTAATATGCTGGAATATCTCCATCTTCGTTTGCTTTTGCTGCCCTTAGAGTTTCTATTGGCATATGTTCTAGCATTGCTATTTTTTTTCTGTCTTTTGTATATATAACTTGTATAGCACATTGACCCATTAAATAGAAATCATAACATAGTTTGCGCACCATATCCTTTTTAAATAAAGATACCATTTGTGCATATTCATTAGGTTTTCTAGAAGCATCAGTAGCGTTTAAACCTTTACCATAGATTTGTTGTGTAATACCATTAATTGCAGCGTGATTAGTAGGTGAGCCATTAAATCTATCCAAAAGGAATTGGAAATAGTTGTTGTCTGCTCCGTATTCTATCCAATCTTTACCTTTTACTTCTTTGATCTCTGGACTTGTATAGGTACTTAAATTTACAAAGCCAAATTCTGATACTTTGTTTGCTTTTGTAAACTGTCCTAATTTATTTCTGTTTCTTTTTTTCATATTACTAAGTAATCATTATTATAACCATCGTATTCTGTATATTGACCTTTATTTATTTGGTAATGGTCATTATCATTCAATTGGTCTATGTCTTGGTCTGTACAGAAGATTCTATCTCTATAGATGTCCTCTTTTTGGTTTGCATCTGTTTGCCAGACCTCATCATATAAGTTCCAAAAGCTGTAATTAGTATTCCAATAATTAAAGTCTGCATACAAATGTATATCATAAAAATGGTTTTCTACTAAAACTGGATTAAAAGTATTACTAAATGTAAGATAATTTCCAGACGTTGTTGCTGTTGTTACACCATAAGCTACAGTAACATTTGTACTGTCATCTCTGACATCCATTGTAAAAGTATCTGTATAACTTCTAGGTATAACAGATATTGTTTGTGCTGCTGTCGATGTAGTTAATATAATCATTACTTATATAACGTAATAAACCATACAATTTGTAAAAACAAAAGAGCAAAAAAAAAGCACCCAGAAAGAGTGCTTGATTTTAATATAGCTTATTTAGATTAAGCTGTTGGGACAATTTGGTCAGTACTAGCAGTAACTGCTGCGCCTAAGAAATAAGGTGCTGTTTCTTCCATTCCCTCGAAAGTTAATGTAAAACCACTTAAATCACCTGCTGCTGCTCCTGTAACTACTGTTCCACCAGTAACTTCCATTCCATTTTCAAATCCACAAAGGAAATTGTTTCCGTAATAATCTTGTACTACAATGTATGGTCTAGCTACTGCAAGAACTTGTAATTCTGCTTGTGTTTTAGCATCTAAATAAGTTAATGTTAAATTTAATGTTTGAGTATAAAAAGTAGTACCATTTTCTCTAGAACTTGTTACTGTAGTTTCTAAAGATGAGTTACCTTTTACATCAAATTCGTACCATACTGGTGCTGGTGAACCATTTGTGATAGTTGCTACTTTAGTTGTAGAATCTACTGCAACACTAGCAATAGTTCCAAAGTCAGCAAAATAAACACTTTTGATTCCTCCAAAAGCCGATTTACAAGGTACTTTTCTTCCTGTGTTAAGTGTACACGCCATCTGATTTATATTTTATTTTAAAAAAAAAGGTAAGTAGATAATCCTACCTACCTTTATTTATTGGTTAATTAATTTATTATGCGTACTCAACAATGTCAGAAGCAATTCCGAACTGAACACCACTTGTGAATCTCATAATCATTCTCACGTTTTGTGATCCGTCTAGGTCTTGCATATCAAGAACTTTTACTTCGTTCATATTGTTAAGTAAGCCAGTACCGAAATATAGGTTACTTCTTTGTGCTGCATACATTTTGTCATCAGACATTCCTGGACAAACAAAAATCTTAACACCATTTACACTAAGTGAACCATTGTTCCACCATTGTGTTCCTTGATTGTTAACACCATTTGCTCCTAATCCTGCTGCTGCAAACCCACCAAGAGCTTGAACATAGAATTTAGCTGCACTACTAGGAATGTAGATAAATAAATCTTCTTTTCCGTATAATGCACCTGGAATAGCATCAACTACTTTTGATAATTCTGCAATAATGTTAGTTGCGCTTAATCCACCACCTACTGCTGCTACTTGCTGACCTGCTGGAATATCTCCTGCTGCTGCACTTGCTGCAATAAGTTTTTCAAATCCATCAAAAGAATTGTTAGATGCTGCTGTAGTATCACCCCTCCATAGACAAAATTCTGTGTTTTGTGCAACTTCTGCTGCTACGTGAGCAATCATAAAGTCAGCGAACTTAGGAGGTAAAGTTTGACCCATTCCAAATCCCATCTGTGCGCTTTCCCAATCATTAACAAAATCCTTCTTACATAGTTGTAAATTTACTTGTAATTCAACTGGCTCTAAAATTCTCTCTGTAAGAGTTACAGAAGAATTAGGGTCAAAATCACAAGATGCTGGACTTACTAAACTACCTGTAGATAATTTCTTGATTACTTCTTTGTATGCAATATTTGGTTTTACTGATAAACCTCCGTCATCAATAGTCGAAGCACTCAATAAAGCTGCTGCAATATATTCACCTGCAAACTCACCTGCATACGTAGTAGTGATGTTTGTAGTTGTGCCTAAATTTACATTTCTTAAATTACTCATTTTATTTTTTATTTATTTAATTAATATTATGCTTCGGATGCCCAAACTCCAACACCACCTACGATGTACCATTTTGTTAATGCTACTGCTCTAATTATAACGTAATCTCCGTTATTTGCTGTTGCTTTTGTGTTAATCCAATCCTTACCTGCAACACCACCAGCTACTGAATCTGCTGCTGCGTTTGCAATACTTCCATTAAAAGAATCTGCTGCATCAGGTGATAACGTAATAATGTTATTTCCGTCTGCTCCAGTATTTCTAAATAAGAAAGTCATTCCTAAATTTCCAGAACCGATTTTCGGTAAACTGATAACTAATGCGTCTGTTGCAATATTGTGATCTATACCAGCATCTCCAGCAGGTACAGAAACTGATGCAGTCAATGTTTTTTGTGAAACTTGAACTTTTACATCATCATTTGAAGTATAACTGTATGTACTCATTTTTTATATTATTTATTTAATTTATTTAATACTCTATCTAAAGTTGTTCTAGTTTTGCTTTGAGCAAAAACTCTTTTCTTAACTTCCTTCCCTTCTGGGTTATGCTTTATAGGTTTTGCTGCTGCTTCAGAAAATTCTTCTTTTACTGTTCTAGATTTAAGACCTTTACCATCTTGGTTCATTTCTTCTTTCTTTTCTTCTAACTTAGCTTTAACTTCTTCAATCATCTCTTTTACTTCTTCAACAGCTTCTTCTAATTCCTGTCTAGAAACATAAGACATTTTTTCTTCTTCTTTTTCTTCTTCTAAGTCCTCAGTAATTTCTTCTCCATCTTCAGCTTCTTTTTGAGGAACTTCGTCTGATACTTCTCTTACATCACCGATAATTCCTTCTTCTGCTACTACTACCAATCTTCCGTCTTGGAGTAAATACTCACCAACAGGCATTGCTACTTTCTCATCATCTGTCTTTATGAAAATCTCTTTTCCTTTTTCAAATGATTCAGCTTCTACTAAAGTTCCGTTTTCTAGCTTTTGTTCTTCAAGGATGACCTCGATGTTTAAAAGCGTTTTAATTTGATTTAACATTTCACTTGGTTTCATATTATTTATATAACGATTATTAATTTAAATTTTGCGTTTTTATGTTGTTCTTGTTATTACGCCAATCCCTTGCGCCCATATATCTCCATCACAACACTCGATTGAATAAGTATTTGTGTCTTTACATAAACAGGCTCTCGAACTTCCTTTTGGAGATGTTCTACTCGGTATGTAAGTTGAGTTTGTACGATTTCTAGGCATTAGATGTTAGTATTTCTTTTATTTTACTTATTACATCCAACGCTGACATCTTTTCTTCAACGCTTTCTTTAGGTCGTTCCATTTTGTCTGCAAAGTACCCCTCAATAGAAAAACCCTTAACTTTATTTGTTTTAACATATTCATCCCACACTTCTTGGTTATTAACTTTAACTGCTCCCATCCAAGTTCCGACAGGAACATCTAATCCATACTTTCTGGATTTATCGTGAACTTCATCTTCAACTAGCCAACTTTCAACCAATGTCAATCCGTTTAATTCGTGTTGATGTTCTAGTGTTGAATTGTTTTGTTTACCTTTTGCAAGATATAATTGTGATGCTTTTGCTACTGTGTCTTTTGAGAAAAAGATGTAATAATCACCATCTGGTGAAGTTCTAAAGATCGTTTTATTAGGGATTAACAAAGCACCTAATAAGATTCTTTTTTCTGCGTTTACTTCTGCGAGTTTTATTTCCTTTTCTTTTTTTAATGCAATGAAATCTGATTCTATTGCAGGACTTTCAACAATTGATATAGCATCTATACCACTATCTTCTTGTTCTTCGTCTAAAATTAGTTCAACTATTTTCATAACTATATAACGTATTTATTATTTGATTTTGTATTTATCCAATTGATGCACCACTAATTATATTTCTATCTAATTCTTGCGCTGTACTAACATCACTCGCAACAACAAACGCTTGTACTGGTTGTTGTGATTGTTCTCCTAGCACTTCTGCTAATTGGTTTGCACCACTTGCTCCTACTGCATTTATTGACGGAGGGTTTGGTGCTGGAGGTGCTGAAGGTGTTGACCCACCTCCTCCTGCTGGGGGTGTTTTACCTGCTAGTGTTGGTAGTTTAGTTTGCTTAATTGCTTTTACTTGCGCCATACCTGATACAACTGCTGCTGCTGCTGCTACAGCACCTAAAGCTGGTCCGATTATCGGAATACCTGCCATAGATTTGTAAGAATCTTGTGCAGATTGGAAGGTGCTTATCGTAGCTGCTGCAATGGATGCAGCCTTACCTGCTGCTGATTCCTCACCTAATACCGAAGCCATATTTCCTAAAGTCTG